AGATGAGATGGAATAAAGATTACATAAAGATATTCACACTTGATATTGAAACCGAGTGTGAGAACGGCTTTCCCGATCCTGATACTGCAAAAGAAACAGTTATCTGTATTACAATAAAAAATCACAGCAATAAACAGATTATTACATGGGGTACAGGTGACTTCATTTCTAAAAAGGCAAATGTAACTTATGTAAAATGTCAAAACGAAAAGCACATGTTGCTAGAGTTTCTAAAATTCTGGTGTAAGAATCATCCTGATATTCTAACAGGTTGGAATGTAAAGTTTTTTGATATGCCTTATCTTATGAATCGTATGAGATATATCTTTGACAATGATACAATTAATAAAATGTCTCCATGGAATTATGTCAATGCAGATAGAATACAGTTTGGTCAAAAGAACCAACAAATCTGGAATATACTAGGCGTATCTGTATTAGATTATTTTGATCTATATAGAAAGTTTACATATGTAAGGCAAGAGTCTTATAAACTGAATTACATTGCCAAAGTAGAACTAGGCGAATCTAAATTAGATAATCCATATGAAACATTTAAAGACTTCTATACAAAAGACTATCAAAGGTTTGTAGAGTACAATATACAAGACGTAGAACTTGTTGATAGACTCGAAGACAAAATGAAACTGATTGAGTTATGCCTGACTATGGCATATGATTACAAGGTAAACTATACAGATGTTTATTCACAAGTAAGATGTTGGGATACAATCATCTATAATCATTTACTTACAAAAAATATTCAAATACCACCTAGAGAAGATCAGGTTAAGGATACACAATACGAAGGTGCATATGTAAAAGATCCACAACTAGGTTTACATAACTGGATTGTTTCGTTTGATTTAAACAGTTTGTATCCACATTTGATTATGCAATACAATATTAGTCCTGAAACGTTTGTAGGTACAGAACCTAAAGCAGTAGGTGTAGAAAACTTTTTAGATGAAAGATTAAATCTCAAATGGGCAAAAGATCGTAATGTGACTATTGCACCAAACGGCGCCATGTTTAAAAGAGATAAGCAAGGTTTCTTACCTGAACTTATGGAGAAGATGTATACCGAACGTGTTGTATTTAAGAAGAAGTCTATAGAGGCAAAAAAAGAATATCAAAAGACAAAAGACCCTATCTATAAAAATGAAATTAGTAGATGTCATAATATACAGATGGCAAAAAAGATTTCTCTTAACTCTGCTTATGGCGCAATCGGTAATCAATACTTTAGATACTTTGATGTAAAACAGGCTGAAGCAATCACACTAGGTGGTCAGTTATCTATTCGTTGGGTAGAACGTGATGTGAATAGATTTATGAATAAGCTTTTAAATACAGATAATGTAAATTATGTTGTTGCGTCTGATACAGATTCTATCTATTTAAAACTTGACAAGTTAGTAGAAAAGGTTTGTAAAGATAAAACACCACAACAGATTACAGATTTTTTAGACAAAGCAGCCGAAGAAAAAATACAAAAAGTTATTGATGATAGTTTTAAAAATCTTGCAGAATATGTAAATGCTTATCAACAGAAAATGATTATGAAACGAGAAGCAATTGCTAACAAAGGTATATGGGTTGCTAAAAAAAGATATATGATGAATGTATTTGATGAAGAAGGTATTAGATTTGATATACCTAAACTAAAAATTATGGGTGTTGAAGCAGTTAAATCATCTACACCTGAAGTATGCCGTGGCAAAATTAAAGACGCTATTCGTGTGATTATGAATGATAACGAAGACGCATTGATTAAGTTTGTAACAGACTTTAAAGAAGTATTTAAATCACTATCGCCAGAAGAGGTTGCCTTTCCTAGATCATGTAACAACCTTGGCAAATATACTAACTCATCAAACATCTATAACAAAGGTACACCTATTCATGTAAAAGGCGCCTTAATATACAATCATAATATATACAAACACAAACTATCTGCTAAATATCCTATAATAAAAGATGGTGATAAGATTAAATTTTTGATGTTAAAACAACCGAATGTAGTTAAAGATACCGTAATATCTTTTTCTACAAAGATACCATATGAATTTGATTTACACAAGTATGTTGATTATGATATGCAATTTGAAAAAACATTTACTGATCCTTTACGATTTATACTTGACTCGATAGGGTGGAAGTTAGAACGTGAAGCAACACTAGAGGCTTTCTTTGGATGATAGACACAATGCTGTTTTTATACTGTATCGTCTATATATTTTTTCAAATGGGCCGAACCCTTGCAATGACTAAAATAGATACTAAAATGTTTTTTATTATAATATTGACTATATGGATACTACTAAAAAATATAATGTAATATACGCTGATCCACCATGGACATTTAAGACCTTTTCTAACAAAGGTAAAGATAGAAGTCCTGAAAAACATTATAGCGTTATGACTTTACAAGACATAAAAGATTTGCCTGTAAACAAAATAGCAAATGATGATTCAGTATTATTAATGTGGGTTATTGATCCTTTATTAGATAAAGCATTTGAAGTAATTAATGCTTGGGGTTTCAAGTACAAAACTGTAGCCTTTACATGGGCAAAGACAAATAAAAAATCTGAAGGTTTCTTTACAGGTTTAGGTTACTGGACTAGAGGTAATCCAGAGATGTGTTTACTTGCAACAAAAGGCAAACCTAAAAGACTATCAAAGAGTGTGCCACAATTAGTTGTAGAAAAACGTAGAGAACATAGTAGAAAACCAGATATAATGTACAATCATATAGAGAACTTATTAGAAGGACCCTATATAGAGATGTTTGCTAGACAACAAAAAGATGGTTGGGATCAGTACGGAAATGAGATAAACAAGTGGTAGAATTGACATTAGCAATATTTTATGTTATACTAGCATTTGGTTTTGTAATATGGTTATTAAGAAAGTGGAATAATGAAGTACCTAAGTAAATTTGCAGATGAAAATAAGTTACCTGTAATGGATCAACAGCAGTTTGAAACTGTTACCAATGATATTGGCAAAGAACAGTTTAGATTAGACCTTGCAGATTATATTGAAGAGCATAGACCTAAATTTCCTCTAAAAGAAATTTCGTATGAGATAATGCGCCAATGTTTTAAATCTTTACAGAAACAAGATGTATGGGAATATGTAAAACCTGTAGAACAATTAGAGAAGAATGTAAAAGAAAAATATGACGATTACAAATATAATTTTAAAGACCATGGTCTAGGTATCATAGACGCACCATCTATATTTAATGATGTGTCAAATTACTTTCATCAACATTTAAGATTAAACTGTGGTAGTTTTGGTTTCAAAGCACCTATAGAAGTATGGGAAAAAGGATCATCAATAGACATATGGCGATGTTTAGGTCCTATATGGCGTGGTATCAATGGTATGAAACCAGTAATGGTTGATGGTAGAGAAGAATTAAGAGGTGGTAAATTAGATGACAAAAGTTATATGTCAGCCTTTAGATTAGGTACATATATCGCAACACAATTTAAACCTAATGTAGCAAAAACAATCTATCAGATGACAAATGCTAAAAGAGTATTAGATACATCATGTGGTTGGGGTGATAGACTTGCAGGTTTCTTTGCTAGTGACGCTGAAGAATATATCGGTTGTGATCCTAACCCTAACACTTACAAACAATATTTAAAACAAGTAGAAACATATAATAGTTTCTTATCTAAACCTAAAAAAGTAACTATCTATAACTGTGGTGCTGAAGATTTACCATGGGATAAAATTGACAATATAGATTGTGCATTTACAAGTCCACCATACTTTTCTACAGAAAGATATAATGAGGGTGGTGAGAAAGAAGAAAATCAATCATGGCATAAGTTTGATGAATATTCTAAATGGCGTGATGATTTCTATTTGCCTGTTGCAAAAAAGAGTTTTGAGAGATCAAAACATATGTTTGTGAATATCATGGACCCTAATATTAAGAATAAAAGATATTATTCAAGTGATGAATTAGTTGATAGTTTAAAAGATAACTTTGTAGGTCAGATAGGTATGAGGATTATGCAAAGACCTAAATCAGATAAACTATTTAAAAGTGAAGAAGAAAAAGCAGAATTTATGAACAGAATATATATTGAAAATGTCTGGTGTTTTTCAAAAGAAAAATTAGATTACTTTAGGCATAGTAGAAGGGCAACATTATTTTAATGTTAAATATAGAAAATCTATCCGATATTACTAAAAATGGACTTTGTATAGGGTGTGGTCTTTGCCAAAGCATTGTTGGTAAAGATAAAATTACAATCTCAATGACAGATAAAGGACGGTTAGAACCACAAGAAGTTAAATCATTATCTAGTGAAGACTTTGATAAAATAAAAAAAGTATGCCCTGGTGTTCTAGTTGAAGGATTGCCAGAAGGAGAAGTAAATCAAAATTCTAAACATGATTTAATTTGGGGATATTACAATTCTCTATTTTATTCATGGTCTACTGATCCAAAAATTAGATTTCAAAGTTCCACAGGAGGGTTTTTAAATGGTTTATCCTTATACTTATTAGAAACTAATAAGGTTGATTTCATTCTTCATACAGCAGGAGATCCTGACCAACCAATGAGAAGTATTCCAAAGTTTAGTTACAATAAAGAAGACTTATTAAATTGTGAAAGTAGATCAAGGTATGGTCCTGCTACATCTTTAAGTAAGTTTAATGAAGCATTAGATAAAAATGAAAATTTTGCATTTATTGGTAAACCTTGTGACATTAGTGCTATAAGACAACTATCTAAATCAGACGAAAGAGTAAATAAATATTGTAAATATTTGCTTACATTAGTATGTGGTGGCTTTTCAGAATTTACAAAATCACAAGATTTCATAAGAGGTTTTAATGTTAAAGAGGAAGAGTTAGAAATTTTTAGATATAGAGGATATGGAAATCCTGGACTTATGTACATCAAAACTAAAGATGGTAAAGAACATAACGATACATATAATAATTTTTGGAATGGTACATTTGAAGAAAGTGGATTTAACTCAATAAGCGCATGGGAGAAATCATGGAAAATGCACTTTAGATGTAAAATTTGTCCTGACGCAATAGGTGAAAGCGCTGATATAGCTGCACTTGATACATGGAGTGGTGGATCTCCTGAAGGAGAAAACGAAGGTTTTAATGGAGTAATTGTAAGAACTCAAAAAGGAATTGAATTACTTAATAATGCAATCAAAGCAGGTTATTTAGAAAAAGGTAATGATTTGAGTATTGATGATCTAAATGATTTTCAGCCTCACCAAGTAAATAAAAAAACAGCAGTTTATGCTAGACACCTAGGAATGAAAAAAGGTGGTTTGCCTACTGTTGAAACTGATGGTTTAAGAATAAAAGAACTTTATGATAAAAATGATAAAGAATATAATGCTAAAGAAGAAGAAGGAACAAGTAGTAGGATAGATAAAATTTAATGTTAGTAGTAGATGTAGCAATAACAAACTTGTGTAATGCAAGATGTCCTCAATGTCAAAGAACTGACAGAAATGGTTTAGGCACAGTTAGTACTTTACCTTTAACAACATGGTCACTAAATGATTTCAAAAAAAGATTTACTCCTAAGTGTTTAGAAGATATAAGCGAAGTAAGTTTTTGTGGTACATGGGGCGATCCTTTAATGGCAAAAGATATAGAACCTATTGTACATTATATAATTGATAATAGTAGATCAAAGATAATGATAACAACAAATGGTAGTATTCGTACAGATAAATTTTATTGGGACCTAGGTATCTATTGTGGCAGACGATTATCAATGGTCATAGATGTTGATGGTATTGATGAACAAATGCACCAGAAATATAGAAGAGGTACATCGCTTAAAAAATCATTAGAAGCTTTAACATCTTTATCACAAACTAAAGCAATACCTTTATCACAAAGTATTATATTTAAACACAATGAAGAATATAAAGATCAAATAAAACAATTAGCATTATCGCATGGCTCACATTTTCATCAACACTTTAATAGTGATAGATTTGATGGTAAGACCGAATGGCACTTTATAAACGAAAAAGGTCAAAGAGAATTTTTGGAGAGAACAACCCATGTCTAAAATAGTTTGTCAATGGCGTGAAAACAATAATAGATATATGGTCAATCCAGATGGTCAAGTATTTCAATGTTGTTTCTTAAAAAAGAACTTTGATAGAACAGATGAGGAAGACCATTTTAAAAAAGGATCACATCCTTGGGTTGATGAGTATTTAGAAAACAAAGAAAAATACAATTTAGAAAACCATAGTATGAAAGAAATAGTTGATAGTGAATTGTTTGCTAAAAAACTACCAGATACATGGAAGGATCCTGACACAGCACCAGGTCCATGTCAAAGATATTGTAAGGTCAAATAATAAATATGTGTATGGCAATCTCAAAACAATCATATACAGACCTCAAAGAATATTGGGACTATCAAAGATTATTAGAGTATAATAGAGAGTTATTAAAAGAAAGATTATCAAAAGTAAATGATACTGTCTATGCTCAATTTGGTTACATTAATACAGATTCTATGTACGATAAGATATGGAATGATATAAGACCTGAGGATTTAGAAACGCCAGTTGTAGGCTGGGTACCTAAAGATGAGAAATATAGGATTGAAGACGCTTGACAATAAGTACAAATACTGATATAATACATACAATTAAGGAGAATATAATATGAGTGATTTTTTAAAAGACATAATAAAAGAAACTGGTAATGAATATGCCACACTAGTAAGTGAGGGTGTAGAAGCAGGTGACGTTGATTCGTTTATTGACACAGGTTCTCACGCCCTAAATGCTTTACTATCAGGATCAATCTATGGTGGTATGCCATCAAATAAAATTACAGCAATTGCAGGTGAAGCTGCAACAGGTAAAACTTTCTTTGCATTAGGAATAGTAAAAGCATTTTTAGAAAAAAACAAAGACGCAGGTGTGATTTACTTTGAATCAGAAAGTGCCTTAACAAAAGAATTAGTTGAAAGTCGTGGTATAGACAGTAGCAGAATGGTTATTGTACCAGTTGCCACAGTACAAGAGTTTAGACATCAATCAATTAAAGTGATTGACAAATATATAGAACAAGACGAGAAAAATAGAAAACCTATTATGTTTGTTTTAGATAGTTTAGGAATGTTATCTACTACAAAAGAAATGGAAGATACTGCCGAAGGTAAAGAAACAAGAGATATGACTAGATCGCAGATTGTAAAAGCTGCATTTAGAGTATTGACTTTAAAACTTGGCAAAGCAAAAGTACCTATGATTATGACCAATCATACATATGATGTAATTGGTTCTATGTTTCCTCAAAAGGAGATGGGTGGTGGCTCTGGCCTTAAATACGCTGCAAGTAATATAGTATATCTATCTAAACGTAAAGAGAAAGATGGCAAAGAAATCATTGGTAATATTATTCATTGTAAAAATTACAAGTCAAGGTTGACAAAAGAAAATGCTATAATTGATGTAAGATTAACATATAAAGATGGCCTTGATAAGTACTATGGGTTATTAGAACTCGCTATCAAACATAACATATTTAAATCAGTATCAACAAGAATAGAACTACCTGATGGAACAAAACAATATGCTAAAACTATCAATAATGAACCTGATAAATTCTTTACTAAAGATGTTCTCGCTGAAATTGACAAAGCAGCCAGAAAAGAATTCCTCTATGGCACAGAATAGATACGTCTTTGCTCAACGTGATGTTGACGATTATAGTTGTATAAAGATTGTAGAAGGACCTTATAAGGACATCATATACACGTATGGTCATGTAAAGTTTGCCTCGGAAGAAAATGAACGAGGTGAATTACCTTTAAAGTTTGATTATGATATTAAAAAGAATCCTAATGATGTTGATACTACAAGTGAAGATTTTAGAAATTACATAGGTGATATATTAATAGAGGTCGTAGAAAAACAATTAGAGAATGGTCAAATTAAGTTTCAAAAGTGATTATATATGTACATATAAAAATGTACTTAAAAAGGATCATTGTCAGCACCTTATAGATAAGTTTGAAGATTCGCAACATCAACAATCTAAAACTAATTTAAAAGGTCATATGTCATTTACAGAAATTAATCTTAATATGTTTTCAGACTGGAAAGAGTATTCAGATTTAATCTTTCCTAAATTAAGACAGGTTGTTGACAAATATGTAAAAGATGTTAATATAGACTCATTAAAACAATGGCCAGAGAAATTTGGTTTTGAACAGATAAGATTTAAGAAGTATGAACCTAACAATGAAGATGAATTCCAAACACATGTAGATGTGACTAACTATAATAGTGCTAGAAGATTTTTAGTTTTTTTTATGTATTTAAATAACAATGATGGCGGCGAAACAACATTTCCTGATTACGATATATCGGTTAAACCAGAGGCAGGTAAGGTGCTCGTATTCCCACCATTGTGGACATTTAGACACGCAGGACAGAAACCAATTAATCAACCAAAGTATATTATAGGGAGTTATCTACATTATGTTTGAGAAGACACTTTTATCCAACCTAGTCTTTAACGAAGACTTTACAAGAAAAACATTACCATTTATTAAACCTGACTTCTTTAGAAATAGAGATGAGGTTACTCTATTTAATATCATAAGTGATTTTGTTGTCAAGTATAATAATCTCCCTACAAAAGAAGCAATTGAAATTGAATTGTCAAACGACAAGACTCTTACCGAAGACGAATTTAAAAATACAAAATCATTATTAAACAGTTTACAACATGAAGAAGTTGAACAACAATGGTTGTTAGATACGACAGAAAAGTTTTGTAAAGATCGTGCTGTGTATAATGCAGTATTACAAGGTATTAAAATCATAGATGG